AACACAATAAAGAACCTTATTTTTTTCCCTATATCTATGTATTTATAGGATAAGAATAAGTATATCTAACAATTAACAAAATGGCAGATTTAAAACCACTTGGTAGTGAAAAACTTAACGGAGATGACAAATTAAAAAGAATTCTCGAGTTAACCTACTACAACAATAATAACAAATCATCAAAACCATCTTCTGAATTAGTGAAAGAATCTAAAACAGGTGGTTTATACGGTATCGTTAAAGAAAAAGACGGTTACTATGTAAAAAAGGGATTAAACGAAAGTTCTCTTGATTACATCGGTGGCATGTTTATGAAAAATAAGAATAAATTTTCATCATATGGTGAAGCTCTTAAAAGACTTGAACTTTTAAAAGGTCAAGAAGAATTACAAGAAGCAACAAAATATGTTTTAAAACAAAACAAACCTCAGGAGGAATCGCCATTGGCCGAACCATCGTTAGATGCACCTGCAATCCCCGATGCGGGTGGAGATGTTCCACCAGCTTCTCCAGAAGGTGGAGATGTGCCTATGGATGTTCCATCAGAGGAACCTGTTGGTGAATTACCTCCTTCAGATGGTGAAGAAATGGGTTCAGAAGGAAAACGTTCTGATTACATGGCGGAAGCTCAAAAATATGCAGGTAAATTAGGTCAAGAATTAAGAGATTTACAGGATAAAATGGAAAGTGATGATATCAAATACATTTTAAACATGGTTATTTCTGCAGTTGATTTAGATAAATTAGATGATGAGGATATTGAGGACATCGCTAAAAAATTCGAAAGAGAAGAAGATGAAATGGGTGATGAAGAATCACTTGAAGAACCATCTTCTGACGAAGAGGTACCTGCAGAGGAACCCGTAACTGGTGATGAAGACTTAGGTGAAACTATGGATTTATTGAATAGTTTTATTGATTCTCCAATACCACAACACGAAGAAGAAACAAATGAATTAGATTTAAACAAATATGCTGACATTGAAGCAAGTGAAGGACAATCTTATGAAGATGATGTTCAAGAACTTGATTTAGATGAAATTAAGAATGATATCAATCAAGCAATTAGTGAAAAGTTAAGTAAATACTTTAAATAAAATGCATCTTATCTATGTTAATGAAATCGGTTCTGATTATAAAGGACAAAAACAGTACGAATTTATCTTTAGTAAAAGTACTGAAATTGACATGGATGAGTGGTTTATAATTCCTTCTTCTGCATCATCTTTACCAAAGTCACCTGAAGTTGAATATGTGGATTTGGTGGGTTTATTAAAAAATACAGACTTACAATTAGAATTAGTTCAAGACTCCGATTATTTCGGAGTTATTGATGCTGTAGACGGGGTGGTTGCAATGGCTTGGGAAAAGTTTGATATGAATTCGGATACCGAAAGATTAACATTTAAATTTGGTGAATCTTTAGAGAGTGTAACAAAAAAATTAAAACAGAGAGAATATCTTTTAATAAAAGAAGAAATAAAATTCAAAGAAATATGAAAAGGTCAGAATTAGTTGAAAAATTGATGGGAGAAGGTTTCTCAGAAAAAACATTAGTTAATTTTAGCGATAAACAGTTAAATGGTTTGGCCGAGAGAATATTAGGTGAACAAGTAACAACTGTACCTGGTAAGCCATCATATAAAGTTGGTGAGGATGGGGGTTCTTTACCTCCATCACCTAAAGGATATAAAATTACAAAAGATCCAGTTGATAAGTCAACAATTGCTCAACCAGTTGAATCTGAAGTTAAAGAAGAATTAAAAGGAAAACAAAAGAATTTAGATAAAAACCACAATGGTAAAATTGATGGTCAAGACTTTAAGATTTTAAAAGGTCAAAAGAAAGAAAAGAAAAAAGAAGGTGTGGATATAAAAGAATGGGTAGGTGCACTAGCTGAAGAAAATTTTCATAGTTTTACATCAAAAAATGAAATTATGGAATTAATTAAAGTTAAACTTAACGAAAATCAACCATCACCCTCTCAACCCACACCCGAAACACCTGTTAGAGAAAAACCAACAACAAAACCAGGTAAACCAAAAAGAGAGAATCCATTTGAACCAAAACATACACCAAAACCTAAAGCATTAGGTGAGGAAGGTGATGTTAATCAGAACAAAACTAAAATACCTGAATTCATGAAATTCAAAAATTTAGGATTTAAATTTAAAGACCAAAAATAATTATGATTTCCAAGAAAAAATTGTTATCTTTAATCAAAGAAAATTTGAATGAGATGCCAGTAGACTACGGTAATAATCCAGAAAGGATGAATCCTGAATTGGAAAGAAAATTAGCGGATAAGGAAACACCTTATAAAGATAATCCGTCAATACCCCAAGATGAACCAGAGGGAATTCCTTCTAATTTTGAGGAAGTAATTGCGTCAAAACGTTTTATTGATGTTGTTAATAAAGTAAAACAATATACGGGCCAACAAGGTAATGTAACCGATGGTAATACTTTTGGACAATTGCAATCATCTATGATGGGAGCGATGAGGGAAGTGTTAGCGTTTGAATCTGAAAATAAAGAAATGTTAGAAAACTTAGCTATTGAGTTAGTTAAGAAAGAATTGGCTGTTCCGGAGGGCGTTGTACAATATGACGCTAAATTGGTGGGAATTGGAGATATTAGTAACGAAGGTTTTGCAAATCAATCAGAAAATCCAACCGAAGAGGAAATTGAGCAGGAGTTTGGTATTGATGCTGAAGAAGCAGGAAATGATGTAGAAGAATTTATGAGTGCGGTTGAAATATTCAATGACGAAGTTGCAAAAAGAAAGGTGATGAATGCATTGATTCAAGGTTCTTCTAAAAAAGGACACTATATGTTTGAATTGGTAGCTGAAAGATTAACAGCACTTAAACCAAACATTGTTAGATTATATGGTATTTTAATGTCGGTTAACGATATGTTATATTGGATTTTCCCTGACGAAATGATGTTAGGGGGTGGTGGTGAATCAACTAAAGCCGGTAAAGAGGAAGTTGATCCTGAAACAGAACCACCTACAGTTAGAGCACGTGGGGTGTTTTTTCCAGTTTTAGTTCATGAATTAATTAAGGGTACAATGGAAATCATTGCCACACAAGGTTTACCTGACGAAAAAGGACAAGCAGATATGGTAATGGGTGTTACAGATACTTTACCAATGGAAATATGGGATTTAAGATTTGGTCCATATATTTGGGAAAAACTTTTAGCAACATATCCTGATAGATTATATGAAGATGATTATAAACACATTCAAAATTATCTATTTTCAAGAATATCTAAATTATCAACCAAAGATTTTGCTAAATTAATGAATATGGTTGTTAAAGGAGACCCAAGAGCAAAACAAGTTGTTGAAAGAATGGTTAAAGAAATTGAAGATAGTTTAAGAAATGAAGATTGGGAGGAAGATGAATATAATAGAGAAATGGATGATTATGATGATAACGATAATAAAGACGGCGGAGATGATTTAGATGATTTCTTAGGTTCACTAGGAATCACAACATCGAAAGATTAATACAAAGGGAGTTTAACTCCCTTTTTTTGTATTTATATATATGAATTCCAAAATAGAACAATTAAAAGAGTATGCAAAGATTATTAAGGATGCACCATATGCATTAAAAACATATTTGCAAACTTATGACAATACTCAAAAAAAATATGTTCCATTAGAGTTGTTCCCTGACCAAATTCAATTGATTCAGGACTATGAAAATTATAATGAAAACATAACTAGAAAATATAGACAGGCGGGGGTTACAACAGTTACCGCAGCTTGGATTTCTAAGAAATTACAAACAGCTAAAGAAAGTGAACCTGAAAGAGTTCTTCTTATTGCGAACAAACGAGATACCGCAGTGGAAATGGCTAATAAAGTTAGACACTTTATTGAACAATGGCCCGAGTGGATTAATGTTGGGTTTTCTCCTGATAAAAACTCAGAAAGTAGATTTAGATTAAATAACGGTTGTGAAGTTAAAGCCGTAGCAACATCTGCGGATGCGTTACGTGGTTATACTCCTACTATACTTGTATTTGACGAAGCCGCATATATTGAAGCGGGTGAAGATTTTTGGGCGGCGTCTATGGCGTCTCTATCAACGGGTGGTAAGATTATTCTAATCTCAACACCAAATGGTTATGACCCTATATATTACGGTGTTTATGACCAAGCATTGCGTGGAATCAATGATTTCCATATAACAGATTTAAGATGGTTTAAAGACCCTCGTTATACCAAAGATTTACATTGGGTTAAATGTCAAGACATCTGTCATTATATGTTAAATAGAGAACAGTATGATGATAATGAGGTTACTATGCGTGATTTTGACCCTGAGAAATACAATGACTATCTTGAACAAGGGTATAAACCATTCTCTTCTTGGTTTGAATCTATGTCTAAGAAATTTAAATACGATAGACGTAAGATTGCTCAGGAATTGGAATGTGACTTCTTAGGTTCGGGTGATGGGGTTATTCCTGGAGATATTCAAGAGAATATTGCTAAGAATATGATTCGTATCCCTAAGGAAAAGTATATGCAAGGTACGTTTTGGCATTGGAAAGAACCTGTCCAAGGACATCGTTACATTATGGGTGTGGATGTTAGTAGAGGGGATAGTGAAGACTTCTCATCAATTAATATTATTGATTTTGATGAGAGAGAACAAGTGGCTGAGTATATCGGTAAAATACCTCCAGATGATTTAGCATCGGTCGCCTACAAATGGGGAATACTATATGAGGCATATATTGTGATTGATATTACAGGAGGTATGGGTGTTGCAACATCTAGAAAGTTACAAGAGATGCAATATAAAAATTTATACATTGACGGTATAAACACTCAAAATATATGGGAATGGAATAAAAAGGCCATGGATAAAATCCCTGGTATAAATTTCAACAATAAAAGAACCCAAATAGTTGCCGCGTTCGAAGAACAACTTAGAAAGGGGTTTAGTATTAGATCAAGTAGGTTATTAAACGAATTGAATACGTTTGTTTATATGAATGGTAGACCAGACCATATGAAAGGAGCTCATGATGATTCAATTATGAGTATGTCTATGGCTTTATACGCCGCAGATATGTGTTTTAATCAATTAAAGAAAAACGAATCCGCTAATAAAGCAATGTTGGAATCTTGGACAATGTCAGAAAGGTCATATGAACCAAATAAATCATTTTATTCTTATGGTACTGCATTTGACCAAATAGGTTCTATGGGTATGGATAATAATAATCTATATCATCAAAATAACAACATGAATGTAGGTAAACAAGCATATCAAGAACATATGTGGTTATTTGGTAAGTCTAAATAGTGTTCCAAATACCAATAATTTAGTTTATATTATAAAGAAAAGTATTTATATACATGGCAGAACAGAATTACACCGTCTTTCAGAAATTAACAAGAATGTTTGGTTATCCAAACCAAGTTAAACAGACTGATGCACCAGCATTTAATTTCAATAAAGATGAGATATTAAAAACGGATAGTAGAGAAGAATACGAAAAGGCATTACTCCAAGCACAACAAACTCAGTTTATTGCGGACAAATGGACTAAATTAGACCAATCGTTATATAATCAATCTGTGTATTATGAACCTAATAGGTTATCGGCATATTATGATTATGAATCAATGGAGTTTACTCCTGAAATATCAGCTGCGTTAGACATATACGCTGAAGAATCTACAACAATGTCTGAGAAGGGAGAGATACTAACTATATATTCTGAATCAGATAGAATTAAATCAATATTAGAAGATTTATTTAAAAATAAATTAGATATAAACACAAACTTACAAATGTGGACTAGAGGTCTTTGTAAGTATGGAGATGATTTTGTTTATTTAAAAATTGACCCTGAAAAAGGAATCGTTGGTTGTCAACAGTTACCTAATATTGAAATAGAAAGATTAGAAGGTGCAAGTGCAAAATCAGCCAATCAACAAACAGATATTAAATTACCCTCAAGAGAATTAAGATTCCAATGGAAGAACAAAGATATGGAATTCCAAGCTTGGGAAATTGCTCACTTTAGATTATTGGGTGATGATAGAAAGTTACCATATGGTACTTCTATGTTAGATAAGATTAGAAGAATTTGGAAACAACTTTTACTTGCCGAAGATGCAATGTTAATTTACAGAACATCGAGAGCACCTGAAAGACGTGTATTCAAAGTATTCGTTGGTAATATGGACGATAAGGACATTGAATCGTATGTACAACGTGTTGCTAACAAATTTAAAAGAGATCAAATTGCTGACCCAAGGAATGGTAATGTGGATATGAGATATAATCAAATGGCAGTTGACCAAGATTATTTTATTCCTGTACGTGACCCATCACAATCTAATCCAATTGAAACATTACCAGGTGCACAAAACTTGGGTGAGATTGCCGATATTGAATATATTCAAAAGAAATTACTTGCGGCGTTACGTATTCCAAAGGCGTTCTTAGGTTTTGAAGAAGTTGTGGGTGAAGGTAAGAGTTTAGCATTAATGGATATTCGATTTGCTAGAACCATTAATAGAATTCAAAAATCATTAATTCAAGAATTAAATAAAATTGCTTTAGTTCACTTATACCTTTTAGGTATGGAAGATGAATTAAGTAATTTTGAGTTATCATTAACAAACCCATCTGCACAATCTGATTTATTACGTATTGAACAATGGAAGGAAAAGATTACTCTTTATAAAGATGCAACATCTGACCAATCACAAGTAGGTATATTACCGGTGTCCCATACATGGGCTAAGAAAAATATTCTTGGTATGAGTGACTCTGAGGTATTGTTAGACTTACAACAACAACGTCTTGAAAGAGCGATGGGATTTGAATTAACAAACACACAAAATGTTATTAAACGTTCTGGTGTATTTGATGATGTGGATTCTAAGTACGGTATTTCTGAAGAAGAGAGAACTAAACTAGAAGCTTCAGGTGTTGCTGGTGAAGCTCCCGCTGGTGGAGGCATGGATATGGGTGGTGCACCCGCATCTCCCCCTGCAGGAGGTGAAGGAGAAGCCCCACTAAGTGAATCAGTATCTAAAAAATCAAAGATTTTAGGTATGTTAGGTGAAGAAAAAGAAGATTTTAATGTTTTGTTTGATATGGAAAGAGCACAACAGAATATTTATGAAATAGAAAATAAATTGAATGATATCTTAAATGATTAAAAATGAAAAAATTCGGGGTTATAAAAACAAAAATATTAAATAAATTAACTGAGTCTTATGCTAATGAAAATAAGGCTGAGATAAAAGATATATTAACTTTAATCAAAGAAAATAAAGAATTTAAAGAAATGTATTTGTTCTATGAGGAAATTGAAAACAAATATATTGAAGATAAGGAAACCGCAAAGTTATACGTTGAGGGAGTTATTACCATTTTAAAACAACAAATGAGTGATTTAACTACTTTTTGTACATCATTAAATAAAATGATTAATGTAGAGTCAATAAACGAAAATGAAATTTATAACTCTTTGGATGTCTTAATAGAAAAAGACAATCTATCTAATATAGAAAAGAAGGTTAACGCAAAAAAGAAATTAGTAGAACATTTAACAACTAAAAAAGAAATCAAAGAATCTAAAGATTCAAAAATTATATCAAACGAAACATTACTGCAAGCAGTGTTAACAAACAATTTTAATGTATTATATTCTAACACATTATCAGAATCACAACAAACGGAATTAAAAAATATCTTATCTATTACCCACGAAGAACTATTAGTTAAAACAACAGAATTAAAAGAATCTATTAACAATCAAGTATCAACACTTTTAAGTGAATCAAATGATACTAGTCTAACAACCAAATTAAATAGTGTACGAGATGAGGTTACTCAAATGACAACATCGAGATACAATTACTACAGATTAACAGAATTAAAAAACGGTCTTAACTAAGACCGTTTTTCATTTGTTGAACATACACAGCTTTTAAAACTTCTTTTCGTCTATTAACTGAAGGTTTTACAAATTGTTGTCTTTCCCTTAATTTTTGAATCTGCTTAGTTTTTTGAACTTTTTGTTTATAAGTTCTTAATGCGGTTTCAATGCTCCTCTCTTTTGTAATGTCGATTATAATCATAATATAATAAGTATATTACAAATATATATACAATTTTTGGTTTTGTGACATTTTTTTCTTATTATTTGTATAACACCATAAAAAAATATATAATAATGATAAATTAATGAAGACAGGTAAGTACATCCCTTTGGGGGTTTACAATAATGTAAAAATCGGTTATGGTACCGTTGATTTTAAAAACCTTAAAACTGTTTATTTGAAATTAAATTCGTGGGTACAACCAGAAAATGAAACTGATGACTATGACCACACAATTTTAAAAACAAGAAGAAAAATAAAAGAATTTATTTACAATCTTAAAAATCAAAATTTTAAACAACAATGTATTGTTGATTTAGACATACGAACTAAAGGTATTAAATTAGAAAAAAGATCTTTTATGAACTTAGAGGTTACTCTTTATGTTGAAAATCAATTTGATGTTAAATCAAAAGAAATAAAAAATACAATAAAAGATTTACTGGAAAACATAATAGAAGAAGGATTAATTGATAAAAAATTGTTCGTTTTCCATAAAAGCAAAAAATAACTTAGATATTGATGTATTTATAGTAATAAAATCTATAAATGAAGATATTAGGACCAAAGGAAACGGGGCATGGAATTTTAATAGAATACGACTCTGGTCATGTTTCCCCAGAAGATAACAAACAAATCATCAAAGAGGCTAAGGATATGGACTTTTCACAAGACCTTATCCTTTACGCCGTTTTACAAAAATACGATACTCCAAATAAGAACGGAAGGATATATCCTGAAATGTTACTTAAGAGAGAAAACGAAAAATACCAAACACTTATTAAGAAGGGTGGTGCGTTAAATGAATTAAATCACCCATCATCTTCACTTATCGATTTAGATAGAGTATCACACTCAATTTTAGAAACTTGGTGGGACGGTAAAATCCTTATGGGTAAGATTAAATTATTCACTTCTCCAGGTTGGAAGAAGATGGGTATTGTTTCTACCAAGGGTGACCAAGCAGCAATGTTAATAATGAATGGTGCAACTTTAGGTATTTCTTCTCGTGGTGTTGGGTCGTTAAAAAATGTTAAAGGTCAAAACATAGTACAAGAGGATTTTGAACTTGTTTGTTTTGATTTAGTATCATCTCCATCTACTCCAGGGGCTTACGTATTTAATGATCCATCTGAAAGAGATCAATTCCAAGAAGCTGAAGAGAAAAAATCAACTATCGATGATAGAATGAAAAAATTAATGGGGAATTTAGATACTTTTTTATCCAAATAATCAATTTTATAGGGTTATTAATATTAGAAAACTAAATTTTTCATAAAATCGTAGTATTTATAAGATAATAAAACAAAATTTCACAATGACTGAAAAATCAATTTTAGAACAAGCGTTACTTCAAGTACAAACACTTGAAGAAGCAGTAAAGCAAAATGCAAAGGGTATACTTGCTTCAACAATGAAACAAGAACTGAATGACTTGCTTAAAGAATCATTGGAAGAAGAGGAGAAGTTAGATCCAATGGGTGAACAACCTGAGGACGAAACTAAACCTGACGAAGAGGAAGACGATATGTCAGACGATGAAGCGACAGCAGATGATGCTGAAGCTGATGACGCTGAAAATGACACAGACCTCGATAACGAAAATCCAACCAAAGGAATCGATTCATTAGACTCTGAAGAGGGTGGAGATGAATTTTCTGCTGATTCAGAATCAATGGACGATGAACCATCTATAGATGGTGAAATGTCTGACGATGATGATGAGGTGATGGACATGACAGGTGCTTCAGATGATGAAGTACTAAAAGTTTTTAAAGCTATGAAACCTGAAGATGGTATTGTAGTAAAAAAAGACGGTAACAATGTCGAAATGTCTACAGGTGAGGACGATTACATTATCAAACTTGACGATGAAGGTATTGGTTCAGAAATGGAACCTGATGCAGATAACGCTGGTGGTCCTTCGGACTACGATGCTGACAATGTAGAAGATGACATGGATGAAATCGTATACGAAATAGAGTTAAGTGAAGAAGATGAGAAAGAAGAAGATGAGAAAGAAGAAGAAGGTGATGTTAAAGAAATTGAAGCTACTGAAGCTGCAAGAACTTTATCTAATCCTCATGGCCAAAAAGGTGCTTCTGATCACGCTGGTTTAGAAAGTAAAAAGAAATATAAAGCAGGTTCTGGAGTTGGAATTAATGAAGAGGTTGAGACCTTGAAAAAACAAAACGCAGAATACAAAAAAGCTTTAGTTCTTTTTAAAGAAAAACTTAATGAGGTTGCGGTATTCAACGCAAACTTAGCTTATTCTACTCGTTTATTTACTGAACATTCAACAACAAAACAAGAGAAATTGAACATTTTAAAGAGATTCGATTCAATTTCAACTATGAGTGAGGCGAAAGTCTTATTCAACACAATAAAAACCGAGTTAGGTAGTAAAAAAACAGTTACCGAAACTGTGGTTGAGAAAATCTCAAACACTCCATCAACATCAACTTCTCAAGAGGTGTTATCTGAAGCTAAGGCTTACGAAAATCCTCAATTCAAGAGAATGAAAGATTTGATGAGTAAAATAAAATAATAAATTAAAAAACAAATATTCAAAAAAATGGGAGCATTATTAGAATCAGGTATGGTAGGTAACATCGGTTTAAAACACCTTCGTGTTATCAAAGAAGATACCATCAAAAAATGGAATGACTTAGGCTTTTTAGAAGGTCTTGACGGTCACCAAAAAGATAACATCGCGCAATTGTATGAAAACCAAGCGTCTTATTTAATCAACGAAGCTGCAACAGCAGATGCGTCTGGTTCTTTCGAGACTGTAGTTTTCCCAATCATCCGTCGTGTGTTCTCTAAATTATTAGCAAACGAT